AGGCAAACGGGTCTTATCTTATAGACATTGGTTATCCTAAAAGTTCAGAAGCAGCGAAATACTATGACTTTGTAAATAAAGGGGTTCAAGGTTTTATATCTAAGCAACCAAATTCACCATATAAATTTAGGTCCGCATATCCTTCTATGAATGGACCGATGGTTACCGCTATCCAAAAGTGGGTAAAGAGAAACTCAAAGTTAGCAAGAAGAGAAGACCAAAAGTACAATCTTAGCGGTTTACAGAAAAAGAGAAAGTCAGTTGCACAATTAAACACTGGCAGGACCACTGCTTACCTAATCGCAAGAAAGATTAAGCAAAGGGGATTACCGAGAACGGGATTCTTTGATGATGCCATTACTCAGGTATTTAATGAGCAATTTTATAACAAAATGGCAGAAGCAGTTGGTGGAGATGTAAGGGTGTACATAAAACAGGCTGCTTCGCTAATTAATGAAGAGAACAAGTAATTATGGCAATAACAGTTAATAGCATACCCGAACAATACGCATCACTTCACGATGACCTTTGGTTTGTGGCAACCAGCACAAATGTAGCATCAAGCAATTTTAAGTATGTCTTTGATGTTTATGTAGATGCTACCTTGGTGGCAAGAATAAAGCAGTTCCCTGATGTGACAAGCAATAAGGGGATATTTAACGCAGGAAACATTATGCGTAATTATGCTCAATCTTATTTCATCCCGAATCCTGCTACTACTTTATTCAGTGCTTCAAACGATAATATTTATAAGGAATACACCATAAAATATGGCGAAGAGTACGGAGGTGTAACCTACACCAATCTGCTTGAGCAGACCTATGTAGCATTCAACTTTTACTATCCAGACTTTTATAATCCTGCTCAATCTCCAACCTATTTCAAGTCATACATAAACGAATGGTTGACCAATAGGGACCTGAGCAATGTGGAATGTGCTTTTACTGACAAGTTGCATATCGGATATATGTTTGCAAGTGGGGTAACCACAAATGTTTACCCATCGGTGCAACTTTACAACGAGAATGGGACTACAAGCGGTAGTGCGGTAACAACTGCAACAGACCCACAGGAATCATTTAGTCTGCTTGATATCTCACCAACTGCCATAAATGACTGGTATGGTTCAACAGTAATCCCACAATCTGCATACTCATACGGCATTAAATTGCACAATGGGGTTGGATTCGGGGATGAGGTACGGGTTAAACTTGTTTGCAATCCTAACTACTCACCTATCGCATTGCACTTCCTAAATCAGTTAGGAGGATATGATACGATGCATTTTAGGTTGGTAAATAAGGAAGCAAGGAACGTGGAATCTAAGCAGTACGAGGGTAGTAAGTTTAGGTACAATGCATCTGCAACTGCTATGCGGTCCTATGATGACTACAACCGAATCAACCCAGGTGCAACGAAGTATGTGGTTGAGCATTCTACAATGTACAAACTGCGAAGTAATTACTTAAATGTGACTGACTATAATTGGTTAGCGGAGTTAATCCAATCACCTGAGGTCTACTTTGAGCAAGGTGGTTATTATTACCCTGTGGTCACAATGACAAGCAATTGGGAAGAGAAAAAGAGGATAGCAGATAAGATGTTTAATCTTGAACTTGATGTGCAGATTGCGAACAAAAAATATAGTCAATTCCGATGAGGACAGAGGTATACATAGACAATTACAGACTTGATTTAACAAAGGAAATATCCGCAGAATTTACCTATGCGATTGATGAGATACAAGACTTTGCAACAAGGAACACCTCATTTAGTAAAACAATAGTCCTCCCTGGCAATGAAACAAATAATAAGTTATTCGGTAATATATTTGACTTCGGGAACTCCAATCTATACAATCCAGCAGAACCCAACGTGGGTTACAACTTCAATGCAACCAAGTCGGTTCCTTGCATTATCTTGGTAGATAAGATTCAAATCTTTAAGGGTGTACTTAGACTGCTTGAGATAATCATTGATGACAGAAGCATAGAGTATGAGGTTGCGGTATTTGGAGAATTAGGTGGTTTTATCAATGCACTTGGAAACAATAAGTTAGAAGACATAGACTTTGGGATTGCGGACCAAACTTGGAATGTAACCAACATTGCGAATAGTTGGGATAACATTAGCGGTACGGGTGTTTACTATCCTCTCATTGATAATGGCAACGTATCAACCAATAAGGTTGACTTTTCATTTGATGCCTTCAGACCTGCACTTTATGTAAAGGAATACTTGACCAAGATACTTGATGGGTCAGGATATACTTATGAGTTTCCTTTGCTTAGTACGGCATTGATGAATAGGTTGGTAATACCCAACAATCAGAAGACATTAACTAAAAGCAGTACAACGGCATTTAAAGCGAATGTCACAGATACTACATACACTTCCGCATCAGCAGTAAAGTTTACAAGCGTAACACTTGGAAATTTTACGTTAAACGCTGGAACTGATTTAATAACTTATGGCGGTGCAAGTGCGATAACAACAAACGTATCTTTCACATTGGCAGGGCAGATAAATAGTATTGACCCAAGCAATACCTTTGTGAACTTTGAGTTTGTAAAGAACTCTACCCTTATTGCGGTCCAAATTATAAACGCATCATTTACTCCGTATTTTTTTAGTGTTGACCTATCAGTTTCAAACCTAACAATAAACCCTTCAGATAATCTTGCGGTAAATGTAGTTACATCAGGACTGCCTCCAAATTACCGACTTTATGGTGATACATTAACAATTGAATCAACTACTCCAACTGATGTGCCTTTAACTTACGGAGATAGTATTGTGGTAAACGATACAATACCAAAGGGAATCTTCCAAAAGGATTTCTTTGCCTCCATTGTAAAGATGTTCAATCTGTATGTCTATGAGGACAAGTTGGTAGAGAAGAAACTGATTATAAAACCATTTATTGACTTTTATGATGGTAGTCAGATTGATTGGACTGGTAAGGTAGACCGAGGAAGTGTTATAAGGTTAAAACCAATGTCGGAGTTTACTGCTCGGTATTACGATTATAAGTACAAGCAAGACAATGACTTCTATGGCGAAAACTACCGAAAGAAGTACAATGAGGGGTATGGTGATTTAATCTATGATAGTGAGAATGAGTTTGTAAAGGAAGTGGATTCAACCGAATTGATATTTGCATCTACAATACTTTATCAAAAGACTGCAACCGATAAGGTTTATTCTGCCATTTATAAACTATCAAACGAGAACACCAAAGAGGATAAGATGGATTCCGTAATCAGAATCCTTCAAGCAAAGAAGATAACTGGTGTGACTTCATGGGCAATACAGAATGGAGTTGGCGGTTCTACTTTGGCAAGTTATACCGCTTACGGATATGCAGGGCATCTTGATGACCCGTTTAATCCTCAAGCGGATATCAATTGGGGAGCAACTAAGGAAGTATTTTATTCCGCAACGGCAGTCACGGCAGCGAATCTGTTTGCGGGTTATTGGTCCGAGTACATAGCAGAGATAACCGACAAGGATAGCAAGTTACTAACCTGCTCTGTAAAGTTGAATGAGGTTGATATTTATAACCTTGATTTTAGCAAACTGATTTATATTGATGGTTCACTTTGGCGGTTGAATAAGGTCTTGGATTACAATCCAATGGACTTTAACGTGACAAAGGTGGAACTTCTTAAAGTAATTGAATTAACATACGTTTAATATGGCAGAAGAAATTGTAGGTGTCAAGATACAGGTGGATGCTACCGATATGAATAAGTCGGTAGGTGACTTGCGTAAAAAGATTGTAGAAACAGAGGCAGAGGTTAAGCGTTTGCAACAAGCCTACGGAGAACAGAGCAAGGAAGCAATTGAAGGGCAGAAACGATTAGCACAACTGCAAGACATCACTAACAAAAAGATTGACCAACAGAATCAACGTATTGATGATGCTGCAAAGACTGTCAGTGCTTTGTCTGCTGCTTATGGTGGTGTTCAAGGTGCTTTAGAGTTGACGGGTCTTGCAGGTGAGGACACTATCAAACAACTTGCAAAGATTCAATCTGCTCTTGCCATTGGTGATGCAGTACAAAACCTTGCAGAGTTTAGAGGTGCAATTACCAATACCTTTAAGTCATTTGGAACTTCAATAAAAACAACATTTAGCACATTAAGAAGTAGTTTGATTGCTACTGGTATAGGTGCTTTTGTGGTTGCACTTGGTCTTGTTGCTGCCAACTTTGAAACAGTTAAAAAGGTAGTTCTCAACTTTATCCCTGGTCTTGGCAAGGTTGCTGATTACATAGGAAATCTTGTAAATAAGATAACAGACTTCATCGGTGTAACAAGCGAATCAGGAAGAGCAACTGCCAAAGTTATTGCTGACAATGAGAAGGCAATTGCATCAACAGAAAGGTTCTTATCATTAAATGCAGACAAGTATGATGAATATACACAACGAAAAATAAAGGCAAATCTTGAATTTAAGAAAACGGAAAACGAGTTCCTTAATGACCAAAAATTAAGTGAAACAGAAAAAAATGCTTTCATTAAACAAGCAAGGGATAAGGCAGACAGGGAAATAAACAAATCAGATACAGATAGGCTTAAAGCAGCAAAAGAAGTAACAAAGAAATACAATGATGAGCAAAAGGCAATAAGAGAAAAAGAAGAAGCAGATTCTAAGGCGAGAAAGGAAAGAGAATACAATGATTTTGTAGAACATGTTAACACTTTAAAGGCAGAAACGGATGCTGAGATTGAATTGCTTAATTTCCTTGTAGAAGAAAAGAAAAGAAAAGAGGAAGAACTTTTTGAGTTCCAAGTTAAAATAGCACAGGAAAGATACGATGAATCAGAAGCAGAATTTGCATTTTTGCAAGAATTAAACAAGAAAAAGATTGAAGATGAGCAAAAGGCATTTGAAGCAAGAAAGTCACTACAATTAGCATATATTGATGTAGTTGCAAATGTTGCTGGATTATTAAATCAAGTTGCAGGTAAAAACAAAGCATTACAAGCAGCAGCAATTATTGCAGAAAATGCAGCAGGTATAGGTAGAATTGTAATTAATACACAGGTAGCAAATGCAAAAGCGGTTGCTGCAAATCCTTTAGCACTTGGACAACCATTTGTTACATTAAACACTATAAACGCAGGTATAGGAATTGCCTCATCTATTCTTGCAACAAGGAAAGCATTAAGTGAATTGGGTGGTGGAGGTAGTGCTGGGACTGCACCATCTTTAGGGGTAGGTGGTTCAGCACCAATACAACCAAGAAGTCCTGAAGCACAATTGACACAATTAAATCAAGCATCTATAAACCAAATGGGGTCAGCAGCAGGTAGGGCATACGTTGTTGAATCAGACATCACTAACCAACAAGAAAAGATAATAAGAATAAACCGAGCAGCAAGACTTGGGTAACATAAACAATAAAAAAAGTAACAATGGAAAAGAACATTCCAATATTTAACCTTGAGATAACCAATGACCTTGAGGATGATGTAGAGGTAGATGTGATTAGTTTGGTTGACCGACCTGCCATAGAGCGGTCCTTCCTTGCCTTTAATGAGGATGAGTTTGCAGAATCATACACAGACTATCCTGAATCTGCAAAGAACAACGCACAAAGAGCATTGGATTGGGTAGAGAAAAACGGATGGGGTTCTTGCGGTGAATCAACTGGAAAGATTCGTGCTAATCAAATCGCAAAGGGTGAACCGATTTCACGTGAAACAATCGCAAGGATTAGCGGATTCAAGAGGCATCAGCAGAATAAAGATGTACCATATTCCGAAGGATGCGGAGGTCTTATGTGGGATGCTTGGGGCGGTACTTCTATGATTGAATGGGCAAGTAACAAACTTAAAAAGATTGATAAGCAGACCTTTGTCATCCAAGATGAGGACCAACAAATAATAAGCGGTCCATTGATGTTAGCAGATACTCCCATTTATAGGAATGACCACAACGGGGAATATTATGTAGTCTTCACAAAGGAAACGATAAAAAAGATTGCACAGAGGTACTTTAAAAAAGGGTATCAAGCAAACGTGAATCTTATGCACGATTCAGGGCAATCCGTTGAGGGTGTGACAATGTTTGAATCTTTTATCAGCGACAAGGTTAGGGGTATCCAACCAATGAAAGGTTTTGAAGATGTACCTGATGGGTCTTGGTTTGGTTCGTTCAAAGTTGACAATCCCGAAGTATGGGCAGAGATAAAGGCAGGAAATGTTAGGGGATTCTCCGTTGAAGGGCAATTTAATTACAAGAAGACTGGAGATAAAAAGATTGAGCAACTTTGGGAAAATGTGCTTGAAGTGCTATCTAAAGTTAAGTAGCAATTTTTTCATAGCGTTTGGTTAAGGCAGGGTGTTTCTACACCTTGCCTTTTTTCTTATATGGTACATTAGGAAATGCCTCCTATTTATTACCAAAAGTTATTATGACAACTTTGGAAGCAATTAACAAGATTAAACAAATGTTCGCAGAAGCAGGTGAAATGCCTATGCCTTCTGCTGAACCTCTCCAATCTTTTGCGGAATATACGCTGAAGAGTGGTGCTAAGGTAATGATTGATAAGTTAGAAGTCGGTGGTAAGGTTACACTGGTAGATGAGGGTGGAAACGAAGTTCCTGCTCCTGCTGGTGAACATGAACTCATTGATGGTTCTGTTATTCTGCTTGATGAGGCATCAACGATTGTAGAAATTAAAGTACCTGAAGTTGAACTTCCTGAAGTTCCTGAGGTTGAGATTTCTGTTGAATCTAAGGAAGAAGAGGACATGATGAAGAAAAAGATTGCTGAAATGCAGAAGCAACTTGATGAGATTAAGATGGCATACGATGCCAAACTTGCCTCTCAAGAAGCAAAGTTCAGCAAGGGCATGAGTGATATTTCTGATGTTTTGGTTCAACTTTTGAACACACCATCAGCAAATGCTACTGAAGCACCCAAAGAAAAGTTTAATCAGCACATTGAAAAGAAGGAAGATAAAATTAGTCGCTTTCTTGATTTTGCTAAATCTATTAAGTAAAAATTTCTCAAACAATAAAAATTAAATAAAATGAGTTTTTCAGTAGGAACA